AGCAGCAGCATAAGCAGCAGCATAAGCAGCATAAGCAGTAGCAGCAGCAGCATCAGCAGCATAAGCAGCAGCATAAGCAGCATCAGCAGCAGCATAAGCAGCAGCACGGCGGATTTGAATCACGTCGATATCTGCACCATCAACCCATGCCGACAACAGATCCAAACACGCGGTGATATCGTCTCGCGTCTCTTGTTTTTTGATAAATGGCAGCGCAGTCGACGCGCACAAGACCGATGCCATGACAAGTGCGCGGTGCAACTCTGTGCCGTTCTCGCCGCGATTCGCTTTGACGCAGAGCCAAAGCATCCAGTCTGCGCGCTCGCACTTGGCCCATGCCTGTTTGAGCGTGACATTTTTCGGGAGCGTTGCGACCCACGCGATTGCGGCTTCGCAGGCGTTGATTGATTTGAGGTGTGCAGGCAGTGTCGTCATGCGCCCACGATACGACTGCGTAGATCACGTGTCAATATAAAGATTGATCTTGATCTTGATCTGGGTTATGGTCGGCGCAAGAAGGAAGGTCAACACATGGCAAGACTGCAAGACATGAACTTGGGCGATAGCCCGAAGATCCTAGTGAGTAGCGCGGCGGGCATGGGCAAGACGCGGTTGATCCCGACACTGCCTGGCAAGATCAAACTCTTGTCGGCGGAAGCGGGGTTGCTTTCGATTCGCCACAGCAAGGCAGACATCGACGTCGACGTGATTTCAGGAATGGACGATCTGCGCAACGCTTACGTTGCGATGTCAAAACCAGATCATGGTTTCGCGTGGGTGGCGCTCGATTCGATCTCAGAGATCGCAGAGGTCTGCCTCGCAGAGAAGAAGGCGAGCAGTAAAGATCCACGGATGGCCTATGGTGAGACTGCCGAAGTGGTGCTCTCACTGATCAAGGCATTTCGCGATCTGCCGCACGTCGGTGTTTATTTCACCGCGAAAGAAACGCCGGTCACCGATGAAGCAACCGGGCGCGTTACCTATCAGGTCATGTTCCCCGGCAAGCAATTACCCCCGCAGATCCCGTACTTGTTCGATGAGTGCTTTCGTCTCGTGTCCGTCGAGAATGCAGACAAGACATCGGACGTGTGGATTCTCACGCGAAACGATGGAAGATCGCCTGGTGTGAAGGATAGAAGCGGTGCGCTCGATCCGTATGAGCCGTGCGACTTAGGTGCGATCGTAAAAAAGATTCAGAACAACAACACAGAACAGGGAGAATAAAATGTCAGACGATTTGATCCTAGACTTTGCAACCGACAACCTTGGCGACGTCGACTCTTTCGACCCGCTCCCGGCTGGGCGCTACAACGTGATCGGCAGCGCTGCTCTCGTGAAGCCGACGAAAGACGGCACGGGACGCATGCTGAACATCACATGGACCGTCACGGATGGCGACTACAAGGGGCGCAAGTTGTTCGACCGCTTGAATGTGGTGAACAAATCCGAGAAGGCGCAACAGATCGGGCGCAATCAGCTTGGCAATCGCCTAAAGGCTGTCGGGCTTGAGGGTGAGAACGACATGGCGAAGATCATCGGACGCGAGTGCAACCTTTCCGTTCGTGTGCGCCCGGCGGAAGGCGACTACCAGGCGAGCAACGAGATCAACCGCGCTGATGCAATCGGCGGCGCACAACCGATGACCGCGCCGGCCGTTGCAAACGGCACAGCAAAGAAGGCGCCGCCGCCATTTATGCGGAAGTAATCTGTCTGTGTTTTTCGGTCGGTGACACTATCGGTTCACAGACAAAGATGCGCGAACGTCTAGCGCGACCGTGACGTGACAGCCGGGAGAGACCGGCACTTTTTCAAAAGGAAACTACGTGGACATCTTCGAGTTGCATGGCGACGTTTACAGGTGGAGCGCTCGCGGGTTCCGCGATGCGATGGACGCAGGCGGTTGGACCGGCGACGCCTTAGCGGCACGTCTGCGTGTGTCGCCGCAAGCTGTGAGCTACTGGCGGCAAGGGGTCGCCAAACCGAGAGCGGCAACCATGGCGCGTCTGGTTAAGGCGCTCGGAGATCACGCAGCGAAAGCAATCGAAAGGGTAGGGCAATAATGGGAACACAAATCTACAAGACAGCGGACGGCAAGCGTGTGCCATCGGTGACGACGGTGCTCGCAAATATCGGATGGTCAAAGGACGGCCTTATCAGATGGGCAAACAAGCAAGGCATCGAAGGCGTAACGCTAGAGCATGCGCGCGAGTCGACCGCTGGCGTCGGGACCAAGGTGCATGCGCTTATCGAGCAAACGCTGCGCGGCGAGACGCCAGAGACGCCGGATGTATTCGAGCGGCACGCTGACTACTGGCGCGCTTATCATGGATGGTTGGCGTGGGCAGAGACAACGCAGATCGATCCGATCGCAATCGAGACGCCGCTGATCTCCGAGAAGATGCGCATCGGCGGCACGCCAGACCTGATCGCAAAAGACGGCGACGCGATCGTGCTCTTTGACTGGAAGACCTACGGATCAAAGAACCCGGACGACGAGAAAGCGCCGTGGTCGGAGTATTGGATCCAGGGGGTAGCGTACGCAGTCATGTGGAACGAGGCGCATGAACCTAAGATCGACACCGTTTCAATCGTCATGATCGACAAGGTGGAAGGCGTCGCAACCGAGCACCGCGAGGCGCTCAACTCGCCGCGGTGCGAGGCGGCACTTGAGGCGTTCCTGCACGCGCGTCGGCTGCACGATCTGAATAAGTAGATCGGTAAGAAAGTGAAAGAAGCGGATGCCGCCTAGTCTCCGTCCGTATCAGCGCGAAGCCGTCGACGCCGTCTTTAACTACTGGCAACGCGGCGGCTCTAACCCGGTTGTCGAGATCCCAACGGGGGGCGGCAAGTCTCTAGTCATGGCGGAGCTTGCGCGCTCGCTTGCACAAGATCACGGGGCACGTGTTGTTATCGCCGCGCATCGCAAAGAGCTAATCGAACAAAACGCGCAGGCTGTGCGCGAGTTATGGCCGGACGCGCCGATCGGAATCATGTCCGCGAGCGTCGGGCAAAAGCGCATTCAACAGATCACCGTGTGCGGTGTGCAAACTGCCGTGCGCCGGATCGAAGCGTTCGGCCGCGTTGACGTCGTGCTCGTCGACGAAGTGCAGATGGTGAGCCCTGCAGGCGGCACCATGTACCGCGCCCTCCTCGATGGACTGCGCATCGCCAACCCTGAGATGCGCGTCGCTGGGTTGAGCGCCACGCCGTATAGGTTGGGCCAAGGCGTCGTCACATGGGGCGACGATCGGATCTTTGATGCCATCGTGTACCGCGCCCATATGCGCGACCTTGTGCGAGATGGATACCTCGCACCGCTTGTGACCGGCAAGGCCAACGCACAGATCGACACGTCCGGCGTCGGCATGAGCGGCGGCGATTTCGTGTTGCGTGATCTAGAACTCGCCGCGAACATCGACGAGATCACGCAGACGGTAGCGCAAGACGTAGCGACATCGGGGCGCCGGCATTGCTTGGTCTTCGGCGTGTCGATTGCGCACGCAATGGCGCTGCGTGACGCGCTCTTATTCGCTGGCGTGCAATGCGAGGTAGTGAGCGGCGAGACCGATAAAGCGCGGCGCGCTGACATCATCGCTCGGTTTCAACGCGGTGAGCTACGCGCCATCGCTTCGTGCGACATCCTCACGGTCGGATTTAATAGTCGCAACGTCGACTTGATCGCCGTCGTTCGCAGCACATGCTCGCCGGGGTTGTGGGTGCAAATATGCGGGAGGGGAAGCCGCACGCTAGAGGGCAAGACTGACTGCGCGGTCTACGACTACGGCGGCAACACGGCTCGCCATGGCCCCGTCGACGACGTCGTCCCACCAAAAGCGCGAGGACCAAAGAAGGGCGATAAGGCGCCGTGCAAATCGTGCCCATCTTGTTTCGCTGAATGCCCGGCATCAGCGCGCGTGTGCGATCACTGCGACTATGAGTTTCCTGCACCTGAGAAGAAAGCGAATCACCAAGCGTCGTCGCTTGCGGTGATGTCGACAGGTGAGAAGCAGGCGCCTCGCATGGTGACAATCGAGCGCACGGCCTACGCACGCAACAAAGGTAAAGACGGCAAGCCGGACACGCTGCGCGTGGAATATTACGAGCGCGAAAGCGACGTGCGCGCGGTGTGTAGTGAGTGGGTGTGCCTAGACCACGAAGAAGACTCATGGCCGTATCGCAAAGCGGCGCAGTGGTGGCGAGCTCGGTGCAAGGTGCCTGCATGCAGCGTAACCGCGGCACTTGATCTCACATCAATTCTTCCAATCACTACAGAGATCACAATCGAAAAAGACGGCAAGTTCTGGCGTGTGCTCTCTGCCAAATGGCGCGCGCGAACCGACGCGGACAACGTGCAACCCACAACCGATAGCGCATGGCAAGACGACGCTACACAAGACGCACCGCAGCAAGAAGACGATTCAATTTTTGCAGCATGGGATCGTTGATTTAGCGTTGACGCGATCGCGCGCGCGCCGTACGTAAACGCCTCGGCGCAATCGCCACACGGGGCACCATGGCAAGCATCTCAGAAGCGCTCGCACTCGCGGGCTTAGGGTTTCGCGTCTTTCCGCTACGGGGCAAATTCCCCGTTGGCAAATGGCAACAGCAGGCGAGCACGAACGCCACACAGGTGCTCGTCGAATTTGCACCACACGCCGACGCTGACATCGGCATCGCATGCGGCCCGGACTTCTTTGTCGTCGACGTCGACGGCGACGAAGGACGCGCGAGTCTTGCTGCGCTGCCTGAACTTCCAGCGACGTACACAGTGCAGACGTCTCGCGGGCATCATTTCTACTTTCGCGTACCAGCTGGCACGACATGCCCACGCAACAGCCAGAGCAAGGTGGGCGACAAGATCGACATTCGCGGTGATGGCGGTTACGTCGTCGCTGAGGGCAGCGTCAACGCAGAGACGGGGCACGTCTACACTGGCAACGGCGAACCGATGGCAGATGCGCCGTCATGGCTCTTGGAGGCAGCGAAGCCGCGCGAGATCGTGCGCGCTGCCGTCAACGCGCCGCACATCGCGGCGCTCACGGGGCACGACAAGATCGAACAACGTGCGCGGGCTTACCTCGACAAGATCGACGGCGCTGTTGCCGGCCAAGGCGGGCACGATGCTACGTACAAAGCAGCGCTAGCACTTGTACGCGGGTTCGCGTTGCCAGAATCGACTGCGCTGTCGCTGATGCAGGAATACAACGCGCGGTGCGTGCCACCGTGGAGCGAGAAAGACTTGGCGCGCAAGGTATCACAAGCGTGCAAGAGCGAACGCACGGGGCTCGGCTACCTACTGACTGAGCGCCATACGTTCGACGACGACGAGAGCGCGGCCGCTGATGCGATGATCGCAGCACTGACAGCAGACGCGCCAGCTTTGCGTGTCGTCGACGACAGCAATGCGGAAGCGGAAGCGGACGCAATCGAGGAAGCGCAAGAGCAGACGGCAAGGCAGCGCACGGCTGCGGCGCGTGAGAAGAAAGAAGAGACAGCACGTGCAAGCCTAGACCTCGCATCTCGGGTTCGCGAGCTCGGCGGGCTGTGCGATTTTTTCACGGGATGGGCGCTTGACTCAAGTATCTATCCGCAACCCGAGATCGCCATCGGTGCGCTCTTGTCTCTCGGGTCTGCGCTGTTCTCGCGTCGTGTGCTGACCTCCGGGCGCGTTGGGCTCAATACCTACGTGCTCGCCATCGGTGAGAGCGGCAGCGGTAAGGGCAGACCGCAGGCATGTCTATCTGATGCGCTTGCTGGGTGGTCGCATGTAAAGGGGCCGGGCGTGTTCTCTTCCACGAAGTCGACGATCAAACGCATCGCCGACGCCGCTAACGGACACTGCGGCGGGATCATGTGCGTGCAGGATGAATACGGGGTGAAGTTCTCGACGTGGGTCAATGCGAAGATGGGGCACCAAGCGGAGATCCGATCACTCTTGCTAGAGATGTCGACGAAGTGGGGCGGCACGTTCACGACGGCGACGAGCGTTATGGATGGCGGGCAAGACCTGTGCATCACAGCACCGGCGATCTCCATCTTCGGCAGCACGACACCGAGCACCATTGAATCCGCGTTCAGGGGTAACAGCGTGCTCGATGGCCTGGCGGGTCGCCACCTCGTGTTCCGCTGCCTGCCCCGTCTGCCTGAGCGGAACCGCTCGCATGCAGATCATGAGAATGTGCCGCACCTTGTAAGGGTTGCCGTGCAATGCGTGCGCACGGAGCATGAGGCATGGAAAGCAGGGCTGCCAAAGCAAGATGGTACGCAAATCTTGATGCACATTCCGGAGATCGTAGAGCGCACGGCGGAGGCGCAAGCGTTGTTTGATGCGCTGTCAGACAAGATCGACCACGACCGACGCGAGTCAACGGATACGGCGGCATCGACACTTGAGGCCCGGCGAGCAGAGCGCGTCGAATGCGTCGAGGCACTCTTAGCCTGCCTGTCTGCGGTATCGGCGAAGACGGCAGTCACGGCGGCGCACCACCGGCTGGCGTGCGAGATCGTCGACATGAGCATGCGCCACCTTGCGAGGGGCGCGGCAGATGCCGAGGTGCGCTCAAGCGACTTCGGTGTTGTGGTCGCAAGGGTAACCGCCATTATCCAGGACGTGCCGGCCGGGATCACCCGCCGCAATCTCATGCGCCGGATAACGCTTGACCCGAAGCTGCTGACAGCCGTCCTAGATTCGTTGCGTGAGTCGGAGACAATCGAAGAGAGACGTGATAAGAGCGCCAACGGGAAGACTCGGATCACATACACTTGGATCGGCTAAGATGACGCGCAATAAAGATACACAAGAAGACGAGACGTTCTGCTTTTCATGCAGCGGTGACGGATGCCGCGCATGCCGTTGGACCGGGTACCACGCGCGCGCCACGTGGGTGCGACCGCATGCGTCACGGCTACAGGCAGACGAAGACAGCATTCCGCGTGATGAAGCAGAGCGGGCTGTGCGCGAGATGGTGCATTAGCCGCCGGTGCGGATGGTGATCCCGTTTGGCATTGGCCCATAATTAACAAACGACGCCATCGGTGAG